TACCTTTGGGCATTCAGAAAAGCTTTTAGTTGGATAGTGATACCCCAAGCCGCCAAAACCTGCTGTAAATCTATACACGCAAACCTTTTGATCATTTACATCTGTAAACCTCTTCCATAGGTGACACTGAACGTGGGTTGGATTGGAAACCCCTGCCAGCGTTACAGATAATATTAAAGCATTTATCATTGAATAACCAATACAACCAAATAAACGCCGCCACCTAATGTGCCGATTATAGCCATGCACAAGGTGCTAATAGCTATGTTGTTTTGTATCTGACGTTTTGCTTCCATAGCCCTGTATACTGTGTCTTCTCTTTCTTTACGGATTTGCCTACGCATACCAAGCATCTCATCGTATGTGCCTAAACCAAATCTGTAATCCAACATGAACTTAATTTCTTTTTCTTTTTCAAGCAAAGTTTTTTTTCTAATGACAATGTCCATAGCTTCTTGTTCTATGTTGTCAGTGCCGTGAGATACCTTATCAAGCCATGTAGGCTTCTTGCGTTGAGACTCAGCTCTAGTGATGTCTGCAACAGCTCCATACCAAGCCCCAAGCTGCTGGCTAACGTCTTGCATTTCCCTGCCAGCACCGACTAGCATTTTTACGCCCTTGAATGCGGCGTTGGCTGCTGCAAATGCTGTAATAGGGTCTATCATTCACCTTACCTCAAGCTTGTTTAGGTTCAATTGAACCTAAATACATCTTACTTAGGTCACTACAGTAACGATCCCAACTTGGCATGTAGAGGACAGGCCTTCAACGTGAGGGCTAAACGTAAGTGGAATCCTAAGAACCCCATCAACTACAAATACAGAGCCATCCTCAAGTCCAGAATCATTAGTCGGAAGTGATGTGAATACTTGCGTGGAGTTTCTACCTTCGCCTGGATTTTGCATTTGCTCCATGTACAGGGCAAATGACCTTACAATGTTATCCATATAAGTTACATTGTAATTTAAAGGCGGCGTACCAAAAAACGGTTTAGGTAAATTTCTAGACATTATCTTCGCCCGTCTGGTCTTACTTCAACGCGAGGTGACCCAAGACGCCAAGTTTCACCTAAGCTTGAAGATTCTATCTTAAATGCAAAGCTTCTACCTCTTATTCTGACGTATAGTTGATTTGTAAATTGCTCAACTGTACTTGAAACCTCCTTTGATACAGGTGCGCTGTTAGATTGAAGGTATTCGCCACCTGGAAAGTTTCTTGCTTGAACTGTGATGTTTGCAGTTGGTGATGTAGCTGTAGAGTTTCTAAACGTAAGGTCTGGAATTATCTTGCTTATAAATACAAAGTTTTCTCCATCGCCTATGCTCATTTGACTGCTTTCAATATATGCAGATATTGCTGTGGCTGGAGATGTACTTCCATCGTCAAATCCAGATTCATGTGAATATATGTACTTATCTGTTCCAGTTGCTATAGGAACTGATGTTATGCCACGGTCATTCCAAGCGGTTCTAGACATGGTTCCATAGTACCATATGTTCTGACCGTAATTGTAAACAGCATATCTGTCATTGTCAGAACTATTTTTTGATGGATAAAACCACCAGACTTCTGAAAAAGCCGTATTTGCCGCTGCAAAAACTTTAGACCTCTCAACTTGATTAAAGTCGTTGAATACGAAGTCCTTTATGCTGCAAGGTATTTCCTTAACTGAACCATCATAAGAGTAAAACTCTGATATTCCCATCCAGAACAAAGAATCCTCTACGCCAACTGATGAGAATGGACCAGATATAGTAGTGTTATCTGATATCATAGTTATGCCAAATGTGAATGGTGGTCCTAGAAATTGCATTGCGTAAACAGAAGTGTCAGTATGAACTATGATTTGCTGTTTTGTTTCTACCGCACATACTATTTCTGAACCAGAACCCAACCTCAGGTCTCCAGCAGTGTTTGTGCTTAGTGAAGCCCATGTGGTGAGGCTTTCTTGAGAGCTAAACCTTATGAGCATAGGGTCTTGCGTACCTATACTCGTCTGAGCATCACATCCAAAAACAATCGTGTGTCTGTCTTTGTCTGACACCATTACTTGTTTTGCAATTGTAGGGGCGAATCCATCTGAACCCCCTAAACCAGAAATCACTGAGGCTCTTGATCCTAAACCGTTGGCAAACTGCCAATAGTATATATTGCCGTTGTGTGCATTTATTAATAAGTTTTGACCAAAGTTATCATGAGTCCAAAAGCCAAGAGAACTTCCAACCGCACTTATATTAGCGGATGAGTTCCAAGAGCCTCTGCTCCAAGCTCCAGCTCCAAATCCCGTTCCAAGTATAGTTGTATCAAGGCCAGCAAGAACTAAATAATTAAATGTTACTGACCCGCCATTTGATGTGTCTTGAGATGATGAAAAAACATACTCAGGATTTGTTCCTGTAGATGTTGTTATGTACTGAATTGTTGACACAGTCCTTGCTTCAATCTGATATGTGGTTCCACTTGTTATAGCGGTTACCTCATATTCTTGATTTATAATGCTTGTGCCTATATTTCCACCCAAGGAACTCGCACCAGATATTATCACAAACCCATTCAAGGATGGTGAATGTCCTGAGTGAGTAACTTTTATAGTTGAGCTTGATACTGCTGCGCCTCCAGAATGCACCGCCGCTGTAGTTCCTTTCTGGCCTCTAGCGCATCCAATAAGGGTGTCTCCAGATACGCCAGTATAAGTTATAATCTCAGAGCCTATCTTTATAGTGCCTGACGGTGAAAAGGCCGTACCCGCAGTATTGTTGACAAGCTTTATAGATGAGTCCGTTGCGGATACTTGAGTGGCATGAAGGGTGGTGTGCCTAGCAGTAAATGGGTTTGTAGCAGTATTCGTGCTTTCTATGGGCGTTATGTCATTAAGCGTTCCACCACTTTCTATGTAGTACTTTTTGTTAGTTCCAATGCCTAGTAATCTAGTTCCGTCCAAAGCAACCCAAGAATGCATTGCTCGACAGCTACCTAAAAATTGCTCTTGGGTGTACCTAGTCCACCCTCCAATCTTCTCTGGAAAGCCAGACCTAAATCTAACCTTATCAACGTCAAACCAACCGCCCTCATTACTGTAAGATGTTACTTCTCTATCTACACCTGACTTAAACTGAAGTTTACTCAACGCCATAGAACACCTCTAGAAAAACGATTTAAGGTATATATACTATATATTCTTTAATATGACTACTAGGATTGAGAGACTTAAAAAGGTTCAATTGAACCAAACATCACTCCATACGGTTTAAGATTGCCAGTAGCATTAAGATAGTGGCACCTGATGTACCTATTAGAACGGCCTCAAGGCGCTTTATTCTAGTAAAGACCTCTTTAAACTGTATTCTAACCTCTGTCTGCACAGCAGCCATATCCCGTTCTAGCGCCGAGACGCGCTCATTTATGTCTGGCATTGTCAAAATAAACTTGTCTAACCCAAGCTGTTACGTCAACAATGTCTTTGCTTGCCTTGGCAAACTCAGGGGTGTTGAATCCGGTTCGATTCACTTCTTCTTTTGAGGCCTCTAACTTATCACTGACAAGTTTTATTTTGTAAAGTAATTCTGGAGGGATAAGTTTCATTCAACCACCTTTTGAGGCCACTCGCTAAGAAGTACAGAAGGCCAATTTACAGAATTTTCAAGATTCCTCAAAGTTGCGCGGTACGTTTCCCAAGCACTTGACATGGTGGGAGTATCTGAAAGACCCATCCAATCTGTTGCTTCAAGAAGTTGTTTTGTTAATTCCATCACCCTGTCATTAGTTATAGGCAAACCACTGGAATACAAATTTAGTATACTATCATCATACAGATTTTCAGTAGACATGTTTCTATCCTTTAAACTGAATTATAATGCACTGTGAGGGTATGCCTTCGTAGGTTTTAAAAGAAGCCCCTCCCGGTGCCGAGTAGTTTTGCTCAAATAGTGGTCTATTGCCTTGGCCTTGCAGAAAAATTAGGTCTGATGGCGCTCTTCCAAATGCTGCCCCATCCATTCCCTGATTTTGACTTCCACCAAAGACCTGTCCACTAGTGTAACCCTCAGATGTTGGCTTTGCGTTCACGCCACCGGGAGGGATATAAAACTCTTTTCCAAGGTAAGGTGTCATAGTAACAGAGTTGCTATCCTTAGAACCAGACGCACCTCCTGCGGTTGCACTCCCATTATTACCGCCAGTGCCGCCAGAGTGTCTTCCGTTTTGTCCAGAATACTGAGGTGCCCACGTTAGAGAGGGATTTGATTCTACTTTTAGTGTGCCAGAGGCGGCGTCTACAGTTGCCGATCTACCACCAACACCAGCAGTTGACCCTGACCCTCCGCCTCCGGGAAATCTACAGCTACTATTATTGTAGTAAGGACTACTGTTGCCTCCAACAAATGCTGTTGCCTGACCACCCGCAGCGTTGAAAGTACATCCCGTCACTGTTCCTCCAGCACCAGTGAACGAGTTTGGATTGCCGCTGTAATTATCATATCCAATAGAAGGTTGAGCAACAATATTTACTGTAGTCCCACCATTGTTAGCAACCGTGAAACGCCCTGCGGACCCATATCCAGAGGAAGCGGCTGAATTTAATCTATAATTTCCAGCTACAGTCAATGTTGTTGGGAGGTTAGATGTTATTAAGGTTTCTCCAAAACCTGATCCCGGTTGCCCAGGATTTGTATACGATGCGCCACTACTTGAGCCATTTTTGCTGCCATACCCTACCAAGGCGGAACCACTCACAATGGCAAGATATATCGCCGTAGTACCGTAGGTATCTAAAGTTAAGGCCTCAGAAAAAGTCTGTGAATTAGAAGTGTTACGAAATCTATTTACTACGTTTGCACTTACAACTTCATAATCAGCAGCCCAATGAGTGCTATCAATCCCTACAATAATACCAAAACCATCTGTTTCCCTTAGGCCAATAGGTGTTAAAACAGAATTAAAATATACTCCATTCGCTGCGGCTCTGATTATAACAGCTGTCGCACTGGTATTCCTAAACCCATAAAACAATCCTGCCGCCGCTGCTGGTAATTTAACGATAGCCGCTGCATTTGAAACTATAATTAAAGAACCTGATTGAGCAGCCGAAATATTGGTTACTCCACTACTGGTTACATTAACAACACTTCCCATAAAAGCGCCACCAGCAGCGGCCCAACTTAAATCTGTACCATTTGAGGTAAGAACAGTATCAGCGCCACCTTTGGTTAACTCAGCAAACACGCCAGAACTGTTGCCAACCTTTATAGAGCCTCTGGCGAGGTTATCTACAACAGAACCCGCAACTGTAATTCCTGTTGCGGTTGTTGACATTTTTAAAGTACCGTTATGAAATAGGTCTACATCCCCATCATCGGTAAACTCAGCTAACGATTCTCCAGAGCCTAGTATCCGTACAGATGAGCCTACTTCAGAAGTAAATAAGTCTAAATGCCCTGCGGTAGCGCCAACCTTCATATCAGTGCCATCGAAAAGTATCGACGCATCGCTACCTGTTCCAAAGACAGCTTTAGTATTATCAGTAAATATTAAACTATCAGCGCTGCTGTCCCACGTAGCATTTCTAGCCGCAGTATCCCCGTACAGTACAACATCATAGCCTTGGTCGTTGGCTCCAACAGTGAGAGTAGAGTCTAGCTGTACTGCGCCATCAATATCCACAGCATCAAGGTTTGTTGTGCCGTCAACATCAATATTTCCTGTTATTGTAGCATTTCCTGTTATTGTAGCATTGCCACCAACAGTTGCGTTGGTAGTTACAGCTAGATTAGTAACGCCCAACGTGCCAATCTCTGCCATAGCTGCGCCAGACCCTGCGCCGTCTGAGTACACGACCTTGGTTTGTCCTGTTGGAATTGTTACGTTGGCCCCAGAACCTTGCGAGATAATGATACTTTGAGAGCCGCTTGTACCGTTTTCAATGTACCATGTTTTACTAATAGAGTTAGGAGCGATTGTAATGGTACAGGCGCTGTCTAGCGTTCCTGTATACTTTAAATACAGAGAGCGTCCTGGATCGGTGGCTCCATCTGCAATAGTGGTAGTGTGTGTATCGGCGTTGGTAGTAATGGCTTCAGTGCCAAAGCTAAGGGCTTCTGCAATCAACTCTAAATTAGTGTTGGTTGTTGTTCCCCAAGAACCTGATTGTTCGCCATTTCCAATCTCTTCTAGTCGAAGATCGTTGCCATATGTACTAGCCATGTGAGTTTCCTAAACTAGGTGGGTTGATGTATTTATACTGCGATTATCTTTAAGCTGCAATCTTTTTTCATGTGATGGGTATCTAAGCAAATATTGGCGTCCATTGTTCATTGTTGGCTGGTACTATTCTGTTCCACACAAAAAAGTCACTTCCAACCTCTCCAGTTGCAGATACACCCGTAACGGTAAAGGCTTGGTTCACACTAACAGTACCTACTGCGCCTGTTCCAGATACGCCTGTGGCATAGTATCCAAAAGAAACAGTAGCCGCGCCAGAAGACCCCGTTCCCGCTACCCCCGTAACAGTATGATTAGCTTTACCTTGAACAGTGACAGAGCCAACGCCGCCCGTACCATACACACCTGTAACAGATATATTGGCAGAGCTTGTCTGTGTTATGCTGCCAACTGCACCTGTTCCTGAAACCCCAGTTGCATTTGAGTTAGCTTTACCGCTTACCGCCGCAGAACCAGAAACACCTGTACCCGATACACCATTTACAGTTTGACTCACGCCGCTGGTGTTACTTGTCGTACCTATTGCCCCAGTGCCAACAACCCCTGTTGCTGATTGGTTTACAGAACTTGTTTGAGTTATACTGCCTACTGCGCCTGTACCTGTGATACCTGTTGCGGGTATGTTAGCCGTTAGGTCTATTGTAACGCTACCTGTCGAGCCTGTACCTGCAACACCACTTGTGATATTGGCGTTAATACCTATTCTTGTTACGGCAGGGCCTACTGAACCTGTCCCAGAAACACCCGTTACAGGGATTGCTGAGTTTGACGATACAGAGGTTGCACCGACTGATCCAATGGAATTAAGACCAAGTACCGCAAGATTGCCATCAGACTCAGTTACAACAGTGTTGAGCGCAGATGTGCCGCTAACCCCTGTAACTGCTATGTTAGCTGCGCCCGTAGTGGTCACTGACCCTACTGACCCTGTGCCTGTTATACCTGTAGCAGTTAGGTTTGCGACTCCAATAACCGTTGCAGAACCTACTGATCCCGTGCCCGTCAGACCTACAGCCGTTATTTTGGCAGCGCCAATAGTTGTTACAGAACCTACTGATCCTGTGCCAGCTATACCCGTAACAGGTTGAGTAACTCCGCTGGTAGTACTTACACCACCAACAGCCCCAGTACCTGCTACGCCTGTAACAGATACTCCTACTTGTAGACTATTCCAAGAGCCAGAACTCCAACCGCCACGGCCCCAGCCAGAAAAAGGTAGTGGCATGGGTTATCCCCTCAATTAGGCGATACGGATAATAGCGTTACTTGCGTCTGCGGTTGGCATCACTACTGTAAAGTCACCAGAACTTGCGGCTTTATCTCCACCAAAATCAAGCACACATACGGTTGGATCACCCGAAGCTGCCTCGTTGAAGATTAAAGCGCCTCGCACAGCAGAAATAGTCACGTTGCTAAATACAACGTTGTTCATGTCTACGAGAGCAGTTGTTCCAGATGCAACAGGAGTAACTGTAGTTACAGCATTTCCTTTAGCAGTGTAGTTTGTACCACTAACCTCATTGCCAGAAGTGTACGCGGTGGTAGCCGCATTAAAACTTGCGCTGTTTGTGTACATTGCCAACTTAAAGATGTTAGATGCACCCGTAAAATTGTGGACACCCTTCAAAACTTCAACTTTGAAAGAGGTACACATAAAGTTTCCTGAGAATGCCATTTACATTTTCCTTATATATTCGGCTAGTTTTTTATGACCAGCATCACTGATTGCATTATATACAGTAGTTCTATCACTTTGGATAGCCTGTTTCATGTAGACTGCGATTACAGCCTTCATACGTTCCTTGTGAGCCAAAGCTTGATCTTTAATCGCTGGAGGCGCGTCATTTGATACGATCATTAACCTATCAACGCATAACTCAGCAACCTCTTCAGGGGTGAATCCTCGGTTATTAGTAGTCTTAACCCCAACACTACCAACAGACATTTCAAAAGGCATATTCATCTAGGCTCACCATCCCTGTAACTGTCTCTCTTACCAAAAGCATCTATCACGGATAGTTGCTTTAAGGAAGATTCATATCTTTCTTTATAGTCATTCATTATATCAGGCTCACCCTTCATGAATGTGTAAGCCTCCACCAGTGATCCATATAGAAGAACTGTATCAGCATTATCACCCAGCCAAGATGTCTGTGATGTTACTATAGACGGCGGTTGATAGTAATAATGAAGCTCAACGGTATAGTTTGCATTTGGAGTTGGTCCAAAAATAAAATGACCATCTGTTGATAGTGATACATTGTCACCATCGAATTGAGCGTAATAAAGAGGTTTTGCTTCAGTCGCAGTTACAGGAAAGCCTTCTCTTATAAAATTTACGTCTTTATCTAAGAGGTAGCTATATTCCGCTGTGGTGGGATCAATTATAGCCATAGAGGCAACAGCTAAAAAATCAGAGGGCCGTTGTAGATATTGATTTCCCTTAAATACTGTTCCAGTGCTATTTGCTCTGACCTCAGGTATAGTTACGGTTCTGAATATGCGCTGTTCAGCTTGCTGTACAAATGTTGGAATCAAAGAAACAAATGTTGTCTCTTCATTTTCTGTATAATTCTTTATCGCTGCTGTAAGCTCTGTATAGTTCATCACTCAGCCTCATTGTATAAGTTATCGAATATCTGCGTGACATCTAATGTATAATCTAAGTCAGATTTAGAGTAATGTATATGCTGTGAAGGCTTGAAGTCTGGTGCGCCTTCTCCCGTTTCAAACCAAGCTGGGTGAGTAACCCTTACCCTATTGTTTGGCAGAGCAATGACATTACCCGTCCAAGGACCAGCATCTAACAGTT